CGAGGACCTGATCGGCGAGACGATCCGCAACGCCGCGGCCGGCATGCGCGAGCACCTGCAGAAGCAGCAGAACGAGATCGTGGTGGCGCAGGAAGGCGACGTGCCGCCGGCGCCGCCCGTGAGCAAGCTGAGGAAGGTATGAACTACGACCGCTACGACTTCATGACCGCAGCCGAGCTTCGGCCGCTGCTGCGCGAGCGGGACGCGCTGATCCGAGATTCGCAGATCGCGAAGATGGACGCGGAGCAGCACCAGCGCGATCTGGAGCACCTGCACGCCGGCTACCAGAAGCAGCTCGCGGAGATCACGGAGTGCCGCGACAACCTGCGTAAGGCCTTCGAGAAGGACATCGCGGCGATGGAGAGTCAACCCGCATGACGCCCACCCTCGATGCGTTGCAGCAGCTGCGCTCTCGGTGCTACGACCTCTGCCTGCTGATGTCTGGCAAGAACCTCGTCGAGCGTTGCCGCGAGCTGCTGGAGAACCCGTTCACCACCGGCGTCGAGCACGCGGCGCTGCACCGAGCGATGGTCGAAGGCTCGTTCGTCGAACTGACGGTCTGGATCGGCGATCCCACGGTGACGCGTCGCGTCGTGCACTGGGATCTACAGATCGCCTGCGCGCAGATGCTCGAACTGCTCGACAAGGAGTTTTCGCGGTGACCAAGAGCTATTGCGATCGTTGCGGCCAGGAATGCGAGCAGGCATTAGGCGCGCTGCATCCGTTGAAGTTGGTGCGCAGTTCAGATTCAGGGATCCGCCTGCCGCTTGACCTGTGTGGCGACTGTCGCGACGAACTGCGGGCATGGCTCGAAGCGAGGAAGCCGAAATGATCGACCGGCGCACGTTGCTCAAGGTGATCGTGGCCGGCGGTGTCAGTGCACTGCTCGGTCCGACGCGCGAGATCCCACCCGAACAGGTCGACAACTCGGCCGGTGGGCCGACGCCAGAGCCCGAGCACCAGCTGCTCACTGCTCGCGTGCAGATCGACGCTGATCTGCTGGAGCTGCACGTCGAAGGTGACGACGACCCGCGGCGACGGATGGACTACATCGCGTCCTGTGTGCTGCCGTTCCAGGAAGCGGCGCGGCAGCGGTTCAAGCGGCCACTCGACCGGTGTCGCGTGCAGATTGGGCACTACCGAGACGTCGAGCGGTTCGAGGACGGCGTCCACTGGACCGAGCACGTCTTCGTGCCCGAGGAAGATTTCGACGGCTCGCAGTTCGACTGGGCCTGGGAGCGCGTTGCATGAACCGCCGCGATCTACTCCGCGCCGCGCTCGCCGGCGCCGTGTCGTCCTGCCTGCGGTGGCTGCCGATGCCGGCGGCTCCGAAGCCGAAACCCGTCGAGGAACTGTTTGAGTCGATCACGCAGGAGCAGGCCAATATCCTGTGCTTCGGGGACGCGATCGATCGGATGAATCGCGAGTGGGCGCACGCGTTCTGCTACGGCACGCCGGTCGGTGAGTTTACCGGCCTGCAGCCGCGCTATTCGGAGGATGCAGCGGCGGCGCCTGAGTGGCCGGAGCACTGCCCAGACTGCGGCGGCTACAAGACGTGCGGCATGATGTGTGCTCAAGCTGACTCCGACACGCTGTGACCGACGAAGACCCGCAAGACCTGATCGCCCGCCTCACACCTGAGGAACTCGCCGAGCTCGACTCGCTGCTCCAGATCACCGACCAGATCTGGACGCCGCTGCCCGGGCCGCAGAGCCTCGCGTTCGAGAGCAAGGCCACGATCATCGGCTACGGCGGCGCGGCCGGCGGTGGCAAGACCGACCTCGCGATCGGGCTGTCGCTGACCAAGCACCGGAAGATCGGCATCTTCCGACAGACCGGCACCGAACTCACCGCGATCACCGACCGGCTCGGCGATCTGCTCGGCACCCGCGACGGCTACAACAGCCAAGCGAACATCTGGCGAGTCAAGCGCGGCGGTGTCGCGACGCAGATCGAGTTCGGCAGCTTCCCCAACGTCGGCGACGAAGCGAAGTATCGCGGCCGGCCGCACGACCTGCTGGTGTTCGACGAAGCGCAGGACATGCGCGAGAAGGCCGTGCGTTTCCTGTTGGGCTGGCTGCGCACCGTCGACCCAACACTCACCTGCCAGGCGCTGCTGACGTTCAACCCGCCGGCCAGCGCGGAAGGCCGCTGGCTGCTGAAGTTCTTCGCCCCCTGGATCGACCGCACCTACGAGCACACTCGCGCTCGACCCGGCGAACTGCGTTGGTTCGCGATGGTCGACGGCCGCGAGGTCGAGGTGCGCAACGGCAAGCCGTTCGAGCACAAGGGCGAGACGGTGCTGCCGCAGTCCCGCACGTTCATCCCGAGCAAGGTGCACGACAACCCATACCTGATGGGCACCGACTACGAGCGGCAGCTGCAGAGCCTCGAGGAGCCGTTCCGCAGCCAGATGCTCTACGGCGACTTCCAGGCCGGTGTCGAGGACGACGAGTATCAGGTGATCCCGACCGCGTGGGTCGAAGCCGCGATGCGTCGGTGGAAGCCGCGCGAGCGCAAGCCGAAGATGCTCTCGCTCGGTGTCGACGTCGCGCGCGGTGGTCGCGACAAGACGATCGTCGCTCGCCGGCATGTTGACTGGTGGTTCGACGAACTGCTGCGCTACTCCGGCGAGCAGACGATCGACGGGCCGAAGGTTGCCGGCATCTGCATCGCAGCAGGTCGGGATGGAGCTCCCGTCCATATCGACGTGATCGGCGTCGGGGCCTCCCCCTATGACTTCCTGGTGCAGGCCAACCAGAACGTCGTTGCGGTGAACGTCAGCGAGAAGACCAACGGCACGGACCGCACCGGTGCGCTGAAGTTCAAGAATCAGCGCAGCGAGTTGTGGTGGCGCATGCGCGAGCTGCTCGACCCGAAGAACAACAACGCGGTCGAACTGCCAGATGATCCGCAGCTGGTCGGCGACCTGACGACACCGCGCTGGAAGCTCGTCGGTGGCGTGATCTACGTGCAGAGCCGCGAGGACATCGTCAAGGAACTCGGGCGCTCGCCGGACGCCGCGACCGCGGTGATCCTGTCGCTGATCGAGACGCCGTCCTTCGAGGCTGCGCGTGCGCTCGCGGCACCGCGGGCCGTGAAGGAGCATGATCCGCTGCGCGTCGCCTACGACGCGATGCACGAAGCGGACGAGCGGCCGCGCGAGCACAACCCGTTCGACTACCGGTAGTCGTTCACATAACAGCGCCGGCCTGCACCTAGGCTACGCCGCCGTGATCGACAGCGGAACCCAGGTCGTCGTGCGATCGAGTTGCGTCGCCGAGATGCGCGAGGTGGCGTTGCCGCTGTTCCGGGAGCATCACGCCGAGCTCGACGCTGCACGCGGGCTGCCGCTGGACATCGACTGGTCAGCATTCGAGGCTGCCGAGAAACGCCGGGATCTGGTGTGCCGCGTTGCATGGGTGGCTCGCAAGATGGTCGGCTACTCGGTGGCTTCGTTCGTGCGGAACCTCTACTGCCGATCGCAGCTGCTGCTCGTCGCGCACGCTCTGTTCGTCACCGAAGGGGCGCGCAAGCTGGGCGTTGGCCGCGACCTGATGGACGAGCTGCACGACGTGGCGGACGCCGCGAGCGCGCAGCTGGTCTGGCATGCGAAGCCCGACACCGCAGCCGCCCGGGTGCTCGAGCGCCGGTGCGGCGCGGCCCGCGAACTCTGCTTCTACGAGGTGTAGCGTGGGAGATCTCATTTCGATCCTGGGTGCTGCGAGTGGAGGTGGATCGCTGATCGAAGCCGGCATCGACGCGAAGATCGCGCGCGACAACATGCGGATGTCGCGGCAGGCGCTCGACGAACAGAAGCATGCTGCCGCGATCGCGCAGTCGGCGACGGTGTCGCAGGAGCGGCGCAACGAGGAAGCTCGCGCCCGCGCCGCACGCAAGGCCCCAAACATCGCTGCGATCCTGCTCGGCGAGCAGGAACTCGCCGGCGCGCCTGGGGCCACGAGCCTGTCGGGCCCCCGCGGTGTGCGACCACTCAACAAGACCACGCTGCTGGGGGAGTGATCCGTGGAAGCGACGATCAACAAGCAGCTGCCGCGCGAGGTCTTCACCACCAACTGGGCGAGACTGAAGCAGGAGCGGCAGCCGGTGTTCGATCACTGCCGCGAGATCAACCAGAGCTTCATGCCGCGCACCGGCCGCTTCTTCGAGGAGCAACCGAACGCGCGCGCCGGCCGACGGAACCTCGGCATCTACGACAACACGGCGACGCGCGCCGCGCAGACCACCGCGGCCAGCATCCTGACGACGGCGAGCAGCGAAGCAAAGCCGTGGTTCCGGCTGTCGACCGGTGACACGAACCTCGACAAGCTCTGGGAAGTCCGCGTCTACCTCGACGACGTCACGCGGCAGATCCTCGACACGTTCTCGCAGAGCAACGTCTACCAGGTGCTGCACCAGATGTATCTGGAGCTCGTGCTCTACGGCACGGCCTGCGCGATCCTGACCGAGGACGACGAGGATCTGATCCGGCTGATCCCGCTCACATTCGGCGAGTATTGCCTGATCACTGACGCGGCTGGCCGCGTGGTCGGGCTCTACCGCGAAGTGCAGATGACCTGCGAGCAGCTGGTCACGAAGTTCGGCAAGGACCGGGTGTCGCCTGGCGTGCTGAAGGAGATGGAGAGCAACCAGCTCACCAACTGGCACAAGGTGCTGCACGTCATCGAGCCGCGCGACCGCTACGACCCGTCGAGTGAGTCGCCGCTCGATCGGAAGTGGCGTTCGGTCTACCTCGAACTCGACTGCGGGGACAACAAGGAATACCAGGGGCTGCTGAAGGAGTCCGGCTACGATCGCTTCCCGGTGATCGCCCCGCGTTGGGACGTGCAGGGCCACGACGTCTACGGCACGAGCCCGGCGATGACGTGCCTGGGCGACGTGCAGTCGCTGCAGCAGGCGCAGTTCCGTCTCCACCAGGCGATTGACTACAAGACGAAGCCCCCGGTGCAGCTGCCGCCCGCGATGCGCGGTGCCGAGGTCGACATGAGCCCCGGCGGCCGCAACTACATCGGTGGCACGCAGCCGGCCAAGAACCTGTTCGACGTGAACCTCGAGATCGATGCGATGCGCGAGCTGATCATCGACATCCGCGAGCGGATCCTGTCGGCGATGCTGGTCGACGTGTTCCTGTCGCTGCTCAGTGCGAGCGACACGACGCAGCGCACCGCCGAGGAGATCCGCGAGCGGCGCGATGAGAAGTTCCAACTGCTGGGGCCAGTGACCAATCGGCTCGGTTCTGAGCAGCATGCTCCGCTCGTCGTGTTCACGTTCTACGAGCTGATGAAGGCCAACAAGCTGCCGCCGATGCCGGCGATCCTGAGCGAGCGCACGCTGCGAGTCGAGTTCATCTCGGTGCTCGCGCAGGCGCAGAAGGCGATCGCCACTGTCGGCGTCGACCGCATGATGGCGAACGTGATGGCGATCGGGCAGACGCAGCCGAAGATCTGGAACAAGATCGACCTCTACTACTGGGCTGACTTCTACAGCGAACGCTACGCGATCGACCCGAAGCTGATCCGACCTACGAAGGATGCGGTCGCTGCCGAGGAGGCGCAGAACCTAGCGATGGCCGCGAAGGAGCAGGCGCTGCACGCGGAGCAGATGTCGAAGACGTTCAAGAACGTCGCGGACGCTCGCGCGCAGGAGCCGATCACCGGACCAGAAGCGAACGAACTGTTCAGCGGGGCTGCACCTGCCGCATGAGCTTCACGTCGGACGCGCCCGGCCATCCGACACCGCGCGAGAAGCCGTCCGCGCTACGACGCGACATCCTGAAGGCGATCGGCGGCGACGTCGCTACCAAGGCCTACGTCGATGCGGCGGACGCGGTGCTGGCTGCGTCGATCGCTGCGATCCCGCCGGCGCCGGTGACGTTCGTCGCGTCGCGCAAGGTCAGCGACACCTCGCGCAGTTCGACGACGACGCTCGCGGTCGATCCGACGCTGCAGGTCAGCGTCAACGCTGGCGCGCGCTACACGATCCGCGGCAGCATCCTGTTCACGACGTCGGTCGCCGGCGGGTTCAAGTGGTCGATCGATGGTCCGACCGGCACGATCACGGTCGCCCGTCGAGCGATCCTGCCGGGCGCGTCCGCGTTCTCCGGTGTCGCGATCGACTCGGCCTACACCGCGGCGCAGACGCTGGTCGTTGGCGCGACGACGGAAGGATCGATCACGTTCGAGCTGCAAATCCTGGTGGGCGGCTCGCCGGGCAACATCGGCTTCTGGTGGGCGCAGGGCGTGAGCGACGCGGGCTCGACGAAGGTGCTCGCGGGGAGCTACCTCGAAGTCCTCTAGGCCAACCAGGTGAAGACCCATGCTGGACTTCGAGTTTCCGAGCCTAGGATCTGCGGGACTGATCGGCATGTGCAGTGCCGTGGTCGGAGGCCTCGTGACGTTTCTCTACCGGCGGCAGACTCTCGACGACAAGCGTGAGATGAACCTCGCTGGTGACTACCGATCGCGCATGGAGCTGCTCGAGAAGCGGCTTGACCAGTGCGTCACCCACCACCTGGAATGCGAGCAGCGCGTGCGTAGGCTCGAGGTCGCCGAGGAAGCCCGCAAGCAGAACGAAGACCTGCATCGGCAGATCCTGCACTCGGTCCAGTCGGCGGCCGGTGAAGCGATCACCGGCCGTCGCGCCGCCCTCGATGAGATCTCGACGATGCTCGATGCGAAGCTCGATGCCCGGTTCCCTGCGCCGCCTCAGACGACCTGACGACTCTCGTCCGGTGCCTGCCCACTCTCGTCGTGGAAGTTGATCCAGAGCCCGGCAGCGTTCTTCGGCACCGTCCAGTATTCGCAGCCCTTCACGATCTGGATCGTCGCCACGCGTCCGTCGGACAGCGTGATCGTGATCTTCAGCGGGTAGGTCGCACCGTTCGCGCAGATCAGCACCTGCTGGTCGTGCACCGGCGGGTCGGGAGAGAGCGAGATGTTGGCGGTCATCAGTGGTTCAGCAGTTCGAGCCAGTGTGCGAGCGTCGACTTCGCCTCCGCGTCGCCGGCAGCCGCAGCGTCCTGCAGCGCGCGGATCGCGGCGATGAACTGCGTGTCGAGGCTGAACATCGCGCCGCGGCGCAGACCGAGGTCGGACTCGTTCTTCAGGATCTCGACGGCACGCTTGGCCGAGAGACTACGGTGGTCATGTTGTTCGAAGTCTGTCATGGTGAGAGCCACAACTCCGCAGAAGGCTGCAGCAAGTGTGAGCAGGTGGGCAGCGTAGCGCCAGCGCGTTCGTCGAGGCACAGGAGACTCCACCACCTACTACCTCGGCACCTTATCCGGTAGCCTTCCGGGGCATGCGCACAGCTCTCTTCGTTCTCGTTGCATTGTTCCTCGCTGCCTGCGCGACGCACACTGGCGCAATCGCTGCCGGAGCCAGCGCCTTCGTTGTCGCGCTGGATCAGATGCTCGCCTCAGGCGCGATCGATCAGAGCCAATACCTCGCGCTGAAGGGTGGTTTCGACGCTGTCGACGCGGTGAAGCACACCGTCGACACGATCAAGAGCAGCCAGTGGTCGGTGGGCGAAGTCGTCGGTGCCGGCTCCGCCGGTCTCGCTGCACTCGCTGCCGGCCTGAAGGTCGCGAAGGACACCGCGGTGAAGCAGGTGCACAAGGAGCGCGGGCCGGTCAAGGCCTGAGCCCGCGTTCGTTCACATAACGCCCCGGCCGGAACCTAGGGTTTCCGGCCGTGTCGATCGGCGAGCACGATCCTTTCACGTCTCCCGAAGTCCGAGGCCGGGCGAAGGCCCTTCCTCGGTCACTGGAGGAGCGTGGACGCGATGGGCTCCGACAGGTGTTGCAGCATCGCTGGGGCCGTGATGCCCTGGCCTTCGTGCTGCGACTGACCGGGGTGGACGACGAGCAGTTCAGCACGAACAGCTCCGTCAACAGCCACCAGCAGGGTCAACGCGCTGTCGGCCTCGTGCTGCGTCGGACGCTGCGAGACCTGAGTCTCGACCACGTCCACGCGATGGAGAAGGAAGCTGCCGAGGACACGATCGAGGGCGAATGACCACCCCTACCGACGTCAAGCCCACCTCTGCACCGGCAACTCCGCCGGCGCAACCCCCGCAGTCTGCGACGCCGCCCGCGGCGCCGGCACCGAGCACTCCTCCGCCAGCTGCAGCACCCGCTGCACCTCCGAAGCCGCTGCTCGCGGTCGACGACACGCCCGCGCAACCGCCTCAGTCCCAGGCGCCCGAGTCCTACAAGTTCACGGCCCCGCAGGGCCAGAACTACGACCCGGTGACGCTCTCGGCCTACGAGGTGATTGCACGCGACCTCGGCCTGTCGCAGGACAACGCGCAGAAGATGCTCGACCGGATCGCACCCGCGGTCCAGGCCAAGCTCGATGCTGCAGCTGTCGCACGCCTGGAGACGCAATCGCAAGAGGTCGTCACGCACTTCGGTGCGGGCCTCGACGCTGCGCTCAAGGACGCGAAGCTGACGCTCCAGCAGCTGGGCAACGACCAGCTGCGCGCGCTGATGCGGGATCCGAGGGCCGGCGTCGGGTCGAGCGTGGGAATGGTCGAGTTCCTCGCGGGCATCGCACGCCGCTTCCTTCGGAGTGACCAGCTTCACACCGAAGACCGCCGCGGGACGCCACCGGCCGCACCGGCCGTGGACGACGAGCTCGCTGAGCGATACCCGAAGATGACCGCGCGGATCCGCGCGGGGAGATGACTGAATGCCGACTCCGATTGCCATGTCGCTGGTGGACTGGCAGAAGACTCGTGCTCCGCGCGGCGGCCTCGCCAGCGTCACGAACGTTCTGTCGCAGCGACTCGACGTCGTGAACCAGATGCTGTGGGTCGAGGGCAACCTCGACACCGGGCACCGCACGACCATCGCCACCGGTTTGCCGGACGTCTACTGGCGCTCCTACAACCTGGGCATCCCTTCGAGCAAGATGACCACCGCTCAGGTCGACGAGGCCTGCGCGAAGATGGAGTCGCACAGCGAGTGCGACCGCGAGCTCGCCGAGCTCGGTGGTAACGCGGCCCAATACCGGGCGCTGCGTGCGAACCACTACATCGAGTCGATGGGGCAGAAGTTCCTCGAGACGTTGTTCTACGGCAACGCGTCGATCGGTGACGGATTCACCGGGCTCGCCCCGCGCTACAGCAGCACACTCGCCGGTAACGGCCAGAACGTGCTGAAGGCTGGCGGCACGACCGGCAACCAGACGTCGCTGTGGCTCGTCTGCCTGTCGGCCGAGACGATCTTCGGCATCTTCCCGCGCGGGATGATGGCCGGCCTCGTCACGCGCGACCTCGACGTGCAGTTGATCCGGCGGGTTGACGCTGCGGCGGTCGAAAGAACGTTCGAAGCCTACGTCGAGATCTTCAAGTGGGACGTCGGTCTGTGTGTTGCCGACTGGCGCTACGGCGTCCGTATCTGCAACCTGCAGGTCGCGGATCTGCAGGGCCTCTCGGGCACGCAGACCCCGACGAACACCAACAACATCCTGCATAGCATCCTGAAGGCGATCGACATCCTGCCGAGCCAAAACATGGGCAAGTGCATGCTGATCGGCAACCGTCTGGTGAAGAACACGATCACCCGCATCGCAGCTGAGAAGAGCTCGGCCGCGGTGACGTTCGACAAAGCCGCGAACCAGTTCGGCGACCAGCGTCAGCAGCAGATGTATGTCCAGGGCATCCCCTACTTCATCTGCGACAAGCTGCTCAACACCGAAGGTCTCGTGACCTGAGCCGGAGGACCAACCAATGCACAGAGACAACCTCCTGGTTCTCGCCGCGTCGCAGGTCGTGACTGCGCAGGCGTGGACCCAGAACAACATCGACCTGATGCAGGTCCAGGATCTCGGCCAGGGCAAGCTGATGTATCTGCGGCTCGCCGCCGCGGGCGACATCACTGGCACGACGTCCGTGATCGACGTGCAGCCGTTCCTCGGTTCGACCCCGCTGGTCCTCGGACCGACGGGCGTCACCGCGACGTTCACGATCGCAGCCCCCGGTGTCGGCACCTGGAGCGTCGCGCAGCCGAACCTGCTGTTCGGCTCTGAGGTCTTCTTCTCCAACGGTGGCACGTTGCCGACCGGCGTTACGGCCGGCACGGTCTACTACGTGAAACCACTGACGTCCACGACGTTCAACCTCGCAACGTCCTACGCCAACCTGCTGGCGAATGTCTTGATCACGACGACCGGCACCTCGACAGGCAACCATCCTGCGGCGCAGTTCTGCGTTCAGCTGGCGTCGACCCGGTTCCTGCCGTCGCTCATCAAGCAGCCGGCATCGCCGCTCGTCGGCGGTCCGATCGGTCTGCCGATGTTCGTGCCGGTGCCGATGTATGCGGGCCTCCCCTCTGTGGGTCAGACGCAGAACCCGCCGTCGCCGGCGACGCCGACCACGCGATTGCCATACCGGTGGTTCGCGTGTCAGTTCGTCCCGAACGGCACGATCAGCGCGACGCTGCACCTCGAGCTCGCGCAGATGCAGGACGATCCGGCCAAGTTCTACCCGACGGGCATCCAGCCCGCGATCGTGTGAGGCCTCCATGCACTTCGACTTCTCGATGCGTGTCGCCGACGCCCAAGCGGTCACTGGATCGCTTGCGGCGTCGACCGGGTTCTACGATGCGGTCACTTCGTTCGACCCGGGCGAGGGCAAAGCATTGCTCGCCCGGGCCACGATCGCAACCGCGTTCACGGGTTCCGGCACGATGCGTATCGCAATCGCCGGCACCAACGGCGGCACCTGGGGCCTCGCAGCTCTCGGCGGCGACGGCGTCGTCTACGGCGCCACGGACGACTTGCCGCTGGCGGCGCTCTACAAGAACGCCGAGTTCTTCATCCGGCTCGCGCCGATCAGTCCACCGCAGCTGCCGGCACCGCTGGCAGTCTTCGGCAACTACACTGGTCAGGCGGGCGTCACTGGTGGCGGCGCTGCCGTCGTCGGTCGGCGACTCCTCGGTGGCGTCTTTGTCTTCTCGCCGGGTGCGACGTTGACCGGCAACGTGACGATCGACTTCGTCGGCGACAGCGGCAGCTTCGCCAAGACCTACCCGAAGAGCTACAGCGCAGGCATCGCATGAGACTCCGAGTCATCGTGGATTCCACGTTCGTTGTTTCGCGGCTCTACCGCCGCGGCGAAGAGTTCGAAGCACTGACGTGGGAGGGCATCTCGCAGGAAGCTGTCGAGGTTGTCAGCGGCGCCCCTGCGCCGGCGCCGCGTGCGGGCGCCGCGCCGGTTCGCCGCCCGGTTGCGGCTACCGCGCCGGGCACCTCGCTGGCCGTCGAAGAGGAAGCCAAGGCCGCGAAGCTGGCCGCGATGCTGGAGTGAAGCGGTGGCAGTCCGCCGCTTCCTCCTGAATCTCGGGCAGAGCAACGCCTCGCCGTTCACGGACGGCGCCGGCTGGCGGCAGTTTCACTTCCCGCTCGACCTGACGCAGGGCACCGCGACGCTGCTGACGCAGGGAGTCACGCGCGAGCAGTTCACGATGCCGGACAGTTGGCCGGCGCCGTTCAACCTGCCGATCGACACCAAGGGTCGGACGATCCCGCGCATCCGGTTCCTCAACTTCTACCACCCGTCGGTGACCGGCTACGCGAGCTACCCGCACAAGGGTCGCGTCGCCAGTGCGACCGGCGGCGCCGGCGCGAACACGACGACGCAGTTCTACGTCGAGCAGGTGTTCAATGCGTCGGCCGCAAGCGGCGCCTCGCAGGTCACCATCACACGCCTGCTCACGGGCGAGGTGCGCGCGATCACTGCCGTCGCAGCCGGCATCGGCGCGGTCGGCACGTCCGGCTGCACGGCCGGCTCGCGCATCACGGTGGCCGCGCTGTCGTCGGTGCCCGCGGACGGCGAGGAGTTCACCTACGAGATCCGAGCGAACGGCGCCGGTGCCGGTGTCTCGACGATCACGCTGACGCAGTCGTTCGGAATGGTCAGTGCCTTCACCGGGGCCTCGCCGGCGCCGCACGCGCTGCAGGGCCTCAAGCTGACGGTCAACGGTGTCACGTTCGACATCATCGGCTGGAACAACGCGACGCGCGTGGCGACGTTGTCGGCGACTGGCACATGGGCCGACGGCGCGGTGATCACGCTCAGTCCGCGGCACGGCACGTTCGCGACGTGGGGCTACTTCCTGCCCTTCTGCCCGTTCGAAGGCTCGGCGTCGCTGTCGACGAAGCCGAACCCCTACCCCTACGGGTTCAACTACCCGGGCTTCCTGCACGTCCTCCCACTGTTCTACAACCCGACGACCGGTGCCGCGGCCTACCCCGACAGCGGCTCCTACCTTGTCGGTCTCTCGGTGCGGCTCGCGGAAACGTTCGGCGAGGACATCTACCTCGTGAGCTCCGAGGTCGGCGCCACGTCGCTCGCGAACAGCGAACTCAAGGCCGGTGCCGGCGGCTTCGGCTGGCACGACCCGGGCCAGCACCGCAACTGGTCGCCCGGTGTCGCGAACAACTGCTTCGCTCGCATGCTCGTCGAACTCGACGCGGCGATCGCGGCGGCTGCGCTCGAAGGGGACACGCTGCAGTGCCTCGGGATCTTCCATGTCGCAGGTGAGGCGGACTCCAACTACCAGCCGTGGGCCGAAGACTGGGAGACCAACCTGCGCACGTTCCGCGACCGCGTGCGCACCGAGCTGAAGAACCGGAACCTCTGGCCGAGCAGCGCGGCCACGATCCCCTACGTCTTCAGTCAGCCGAGCCGGAACCAGATCGCCGTCGGCGGCGGGCCTGCGCTCGCGTTCGTCGAGACGGTGCACGACGGCACGAACCGGCTCGCGGCGACCGATCGCTACATGCGCGCGATCGTGATGGACGACGCTGAACTGATCACCGAGAGCGACGGCAGCAAGGTCCACTACAGCGGCGCCGGCAGCTTCAAGCTCGAGGATCGGGCCTACGACGCCTGGATCGACATCCAGAACAGCAGCGACACGACGGGTGTGCTCGACGTCTGCAACCTTGCCTTGTCCCTCATCGGGGACAGTGGCGGAGTCACCAGCCTCGACCCGCTCGACGGCAGCGCCCAGGCCGTGCACTGCGCGCGCTTCTTCCCGATCGCGTTCGACGAGGTGCTGAAGATGCGCAAGTGGACGTTCGCGTCCCGGCGCCTCGACCTGACCGAGCTCGCGGTCGACAGTCCCTGGCCGCAGTGGCCGTTCGCCTACGTGCTGCCGCACGACTTCCTGCGGCCGATCCAGCTGCTGCCGCCGGGCGCGCTCGACGACAACATCGTGCGCCAGGACAACACCTTCTTCGACCTGGGCAACACCACCGCACCCTTCAGCGGGGCGCCGGTGTCGATGCCGATGTCGGTCGAGGTCGACGCGCAAGGCCGCTCGGTGCTCTACACGGTGCAGCAGTTCGCGGTGCTGCGCTACGTCGCGCGCATGCCGGTGCGCAGCTGCCCGCAGGAGTTCAAAACCCCGGTGGCGTGGCGACTGGCCGAGATGCTGTCGGGCGCGATCATCAAGGGCCCGGAAGGCGCAGCCCAGGCCGAGCGTTGCCGGAAGATGCTGCTCGTGTCGTTGCCGCCGATCGATGACGCGGACGCCGACCGACGCAAGAACGACTTCCCGCACGTTCCCGCAACGCTGCGGGGGCGTGGATGAGTCGCAGCTTCCAGCTCGGGTTCTCCGGCGGCGAGATGTCGCTGGGGATGTATGGGCTGATCTCGGACGCCGAGTTCCGCCGCGGCCTCGAGCGGTCGCAGAACCTGATCGTGTTGCCGCAGGGTGGCCTGCGCCGGCGCGGCGGCACGAAGATCAGCAAGGCAGTCAAGGACAGCACGAAGAAGACGCGCGTCGTGCGGTTCCGGTTCGCTGACGACCAGGCCTATGCACTCGAGCTCGGCACGAACTATCTGCGCATCCATCTCGGCGGCGCGCCGCTGCAGGCGCAGCCGCGCACCTACGTGGTCTCGCAGGCGGTGACGTTTGACTCGTCGAACCCAAACAACTGGGCGACCTGGGACGGCGAGCATCAGCTGGTCGACGACGACCCGATCCAGTTCACGACCACCGGTTCACTGCCCACAGCCACCGGTGGCAACATCACGGCAGGCGTCACCTACTACGCGGCCGTCGTGAACTCGACCCAGACTCGGCTGCGGCGCACGCCCGGCGGCGCGACCATCGACCTGTTGACCAACGGCAGCAACTGCACCGGGCACTTCGCATACTCGATCGGTGATGTCGTCGAGCGCCGCGGCAACATCCTCTCTGTCGCTGGCAACGTGCTCACGTCGCGCGATGTGACCGGCTTCTCTCCGGGCGACCGCGTTCGCTTCACGGTGTCCGGCGGCACGATCGTCGGTGGCCTCGACACCGTGACCGACTACTTCGTGATGACGGCCGGTCTGACCACGAAGGACTTCCAGGTCAGCACGACCGGCGCAGCGGGCCCAGCTGTTGTTCTGTCCGGCCTCGGCTCTGGCACCACGACGTGGCACTTCGGCACGCACGCGACGCCGCCGAACTACTACTCGTTGTCGAACACGTTGAACCAGCTGCCGCCAGGAATCGGCGACAAGTGGTATGCGATGCCGCTCGACGGCACGTTCGAGGCACCGCTACCGACGGCACTCACCGAGACGGACCTCTTCAAGCTCACCTACACGCAGAGCAACGACGTGCTGACGCTCGCGCACCGCACCATGCCGTCTGTTGAGGTGCGTCGGTTCTCGAACGCGAAGTGGCAGGTCCAGTCGGTGTTCTTCTCGCCGTCGCTCACGGCGCCGACCGGGCTCGCGGTGGCAGTGAATCGTGGCATCTCGCAAGATCTGCAAATCGGGCTGACGGGCGGTGCCGGATCCGACCTGAAGTTCACGACGGACTCGCCGCACGGCTTTGCGCAGGGCCTCTCGACCGTCGTGCTGATCGATGGAACGAACGGTCCGTCGACTTACCTGCCGAAGACGTTCTATCGGGTCGGCAAGCTGGCACCCACGGTCGACGGCGACCCGCTCTTTGACTTCACGCTGTGCAAGATCCTCGGCGGCGCGAATCTGAAGGACGGCACGGACACGTCCGGTGCCTACACCGCGCGCACGCTCGCGTGCATCGAGGTCGATCCGAACGCCGATCTCAGCAACCGCTACGTCGTCACCGCGGTGACTGCTGACGGGCTTGAATCGCTGCCGAGCTCGCCGGTGACCGCGGTGAACAACACCGACGTGCAGGGCGCTACGAACACGCTCACCTGGAACGCCGTCACCGGTGCCAGCCGCTACTACCTCTACCGCGAAGAGGACGGGCTGTTCGGTTTCCTCGGCACGGTCGACGCGACCGCGACGCTGCAGTTCGTGGACGACGGTAGCTTCGCGCCCGACCTTTCGCGCACGGTGCCGAGCCTCGACCAGAGCCTGAACGGCCTCGAGCATCCCGGCGCCGTCGGCTACTTCCAGGGCCGACGCTGGTTCGCTGCGACACTGAACCAGCCGCACGATGCCTGGGGCATGCGCAGCGGCACCGAGAACGACCTCAACTACCACATCCCGCTCGTCGACAGCGACCGCATCTACTTCCGGCTGCGCTTGCGTGAGTTCGCCGAGATCCGGCACATCGTGCCCACGCAGCACCTGCTGCTGCTCACCGCGAGCGGCGAGGTCCGGGTCACGCCGCGAAACAGCGACGTGCTCACTCCGACCAACATCGACACGCGCACGCAGAGCTACATCGGCACCAGCTACGTGAGCCCGCTCGTGCACGGGGCCTGGGTCGTGTTCGCAGCCGACCAGGGCGGCCGGATCTGGGCGACCTCCTACGACTTCGCGGGCGACACCTTCCGCCCGGTCGAGCTGTCCGTGCGCGCTGCGCACCAGTTCGACGGGAACACGATCCTCGACTCGGCCTTCGCGCGCGCTCCGAACCCGACGCTGCTCTTCGTGTCGAGCTCGGGTCGCCTGCTCGGATGCACGTTCCTCCCCGAACAGGCGGTCCGAGGCTGGTTCTACTTCGACACCGCCGGCACGATCGAGAGCGTCTGCACGGTGCCCGAGGGCGGCGAGGATCGGATCTACATGGTCGTCCGCCGCGGCAGCACCCGCTACATCGAGCGCATGGAGTCGCAGGCGGATGCTGCCCGCTCCACCGGCGTCTTCCTCGACGCCGCGGTCGTCGCCGGCGCGGGCACCGTGGTCGCGGTCCCCCACCCGAACGGCACCGTGCTCGACGCCCTGGTCGACGGCAAGGTCGTGAAGAGTCTCACGGTCGCAGGCGGCACCGTCACATTGCCCACCGCCGCAGTGACGACGGCGATCGTGGGCTTGCGCTACACCTCGCACGCGGTCACGCTGCCGCTCGCGCTCTCGATGGAAGCCTTCGCACAGGGCCGGCAGCTGAACGTCAACCGGGTCACGCCGCGGCTGCGGAACACCGGCTCCTGCCGGTTCGGTCCCGCGGAGGACAAGCTCGTGCCGGTCTTCACCGACGACGGTGTTGCGCTGGTCTCCGGGTTCAAGTCGCAGATCGCGATCGGGGCGTGGGCGAACGCCGGGCAGGTGCACTTCGTCCAGGACGACCCGCTGCCGCTCGAGATCACGAGCCTCACCGTCGAAGTTGCGATCGGAGGCGAGTAGTGGACCCGGTCACCCTGATCCTGATGCAGGGCGCGGCTGCCGGCCTGAACGCGCTGGGCAGCTTCTACGACGCGAAGACCCAGCAGTATGGGCTGCAGAGCCGCGCGGTGCAGGCGGAGTATCAGGCGAGCACGAGCTCGATCAACGCCCGCCAGGCCGAGCTCGACGCACAGCGCATCCTGCAGGCTGGTCGGCGCCGGCAGGGCGTCCTGGGGCTGCAAGCAGCGCAGGTCGCCGGTGCCACTCGCGCCCAGGCTGGAGCTGCCGGCATCGAGGCAGGTGTTGGGTCGGCCGTCGAGACCGCTGCCTCGAACCGGCTGGCCTACGAGATCGACACCCGCGAGGTAAATCTCGCCACCGTCGGCGCCGCCGCGGCTGCGCGCACGGAAGCACAGAACCAGCGCAACCAGTCGCTGTTCTCGCTCACGGAGTCGGCGGCCTTCCGACGCGCCGCCAGCAAGATCAACCCGCGGCTGATCGCGTTGCGCTCGTTTGCCGGCAGCACCAGCCGCATCGGGTCGCAGTGGTATCCCTACTTCGCCGGAGGTGGCTCGTGATCAGGCTGCCCCAGGTCACCCCGCAGGAGCCGCAATCGCGGCAGGTCAACGGCTCGCCCGGCGTCATCCCGGTGGTCGATGTCGGAGCGGCGGTGCACGGTGCCTCGGACGCTGAACAGGGTCTCGGGGTGCTCGCGCACCAGACCCAGCAGGTCCGGCTCGAGGAGTCGCGGGTCAACGCGAAGACCGCGGTCAACCGAGCGCACGACGCCCTGCGCGAGCAATACGAAGGGCAGAACGGCTTTCTCAACACCATCGGATCGGACGCGACCAAGGAGCGGCTCGACGCCACGGTGCAGTCGACCGACAGCGTTGCGCGCAGTCTGCGCGAAGGCCTGCGCAACGACTACGAGCGGCAGATTTTCGACGAGCAATACTCGGCCCGGCGCGGCGCCTACATGGCGGCCGGTGACGAGCACTACGTGAAGCAGCTGCAGGTCCGCGCCGCCGGTGCCGACCAGGCCGACCTGACCGCGAAGATCGACGACGCGAAGCGATCGTTCGGCACCGAGGACTACCTGGAGGCGTCGCGGCAGGCGGTGGTCGCGGCGCACCAGCTCGCGACCACGATGCACTGGGACAGCCAGGATCCCCGCCGCAAGGCACTGGTCGACAAGACGACCTCCGACATCCACACCGCCGCGACGCGGCAACTGCTCAGCATCACGGACGGCACAGCAGCCAAGCAGGCCAAGGTCTACCTGGACAACGTGCCGAAGTCGCAGATCGATCCCGACGTCCGCACGCAGCTCTACGACCTGATCGATCGGCAGGCGACGCAGGACCAGTCGCGCATGCTGGCCGCGGGACTCCTGCGCACCCGGGCCGAGGTGATCGGGGACACGGCGCAGGAGATCGCCGAGAACCTGATGCAGGCTCCCTACCAGGAGCCCGAGCCTCCGTCCCAGCAGGAACCGCAGTCGTTCGTGCAGCAGTTCCGCGACCGGGAGAAGGCTTTCGAGCTGCAGGTGTCGCACGCCTACGCCACGCTCGACGGGTTGAATCTGCCGGCCGACGTGAAGAAGGCGACGCGCGACAACCTGAAGCACGCGGTTGAGCAGCACGACATGCTGATGTCGCGGGCGAAGAACCAGTCGCAGACGGACGCAATCGACTGGATCAACAAGCAGCCGCCGGGGCCGGTGGAGTGGACTCAAGCACCGGTCGAACTGCAGCAGCAGGCCGAGGCCTATGGCTACACCGACGACATGATCGAGCGCGGGCGCACGCGCACGAAGCGGTCCAGCCCGGACGCGCGCACCGAAGCGTTCACGATGTCGAACGAGGATCTGATCGAGGCCGGGCTGCACCGCGACCAGTGGATCGCGAACAACCGGAGCCGGCTCAGCCCCGAGGACATGCAGTCGATGCTCGGCAAGATCGACAAGGCGATGGGGTTCAAGCTGGGCTACAACCAGACGCAGTCCGAGCTCGACGCGCAGGCGGAGCAGGCGGCGATGAATGCCGGCTACGACCCCAAGGCGCGCGATGCCGACACGCGCAACCATGTGCACTGGTTCGTGGACGAGTTCCGCAACATGACGCGCGCGGAGCAGCTGAAACCAGTGAAGGACCAGCGCAGCACCGACGAACTGCTGCAGCTGCTCAGCAAGAACCACGACACGTTCTGGAAGGTTTCGCAGGCCAAGACACCGGAAGAGGCCGGTGCCGTGATGCTCACCGCGAGCGACGGCCGGCAGGTGTCGTTCTCGCACCTGAGACTCGACCCTGCGGTGGTCGCCGAGGTGAAGGCCGTGAAGGGCCACCCGGACGATCCGCAGGATCTGATCAACGCCTGGGAACGTCTCGACGTGCGCGATCGGCAGCGCCGCGTCACCGAGACCTCGCAGTGGCTGTTCGACAATCAGGTCTACCAGCTGCCCGCACACGCCGGCTACGTGAACATCGACCGCGCGGCGCAGCTGCTCGGTATCAGCCGGGACGCGGTGGTGGATGAGGTGTCGAATCTGCGCGGACTCGACGATCCGATCCTCTACACCACGCCGCTGTTCAGC